TCGTTATATGCTGACTCAGCTACCGATCTACATTAGGAAAACTGTTGATACCACATCCTCGATGCTTCGGTACCTTCAGTCACTACTGCAACACAAGGACTTTACTCCACGCTCATGGTTGTACGATGGTGAAAAGGGTAATCCATACCTGGACCCCGACGCTATTCTGGACAAGTGGAAAGAAATTCTTGCTCAACTGCAGAAGCACGGCAAATTCGAGGGCAACGTGTATTCATTCGACATTGGCCAGGAATCAAAGTGGGGGCCTCAAGGCGGACACCAACCAATCAAGCAATTGATGGTGGATATCGTGGAACCATCATTCAAGCTTGCGATGGCGACACAACCGCGTGCTTTCTCGACCAAAGAGTGGCGAGAAGCGAAGAGAAGAACTCTCAAGCTGTTGTTTGCGCATAGGGTGGCTAATCTGCGACCAGTGGCGTACGAGCATGTCGTTGACGATATGTCAACTCGCGGCACGCTCGAATCGAATTCGGGATATCCAGACTTTGCACGTAGAAGTCTGCCCGACGTTAAAGAACGCGCGATACGTGACGCGCGAAGTGGAGAATGGAAAACTTATCCTGCCATTGCTCTATTTCGAACTTACAACGGAAAGACCCGATTAGTGTGGATGTTCCCAATGTCTGCAAATCTAGTCGAAGGATCGTATTTTCAACCACTGTATCAAAGGATTGTGAATACGGACTTAAGTTCAGGTTTCTTTGCTCCATGGAAGGGATTTGAGCAGGTTCGTGAACTTGTAAGCTCTACCTATCAGAGTGGAAACGAGATAGGCGCATCTGACTTTACCTCAACGGATGCTCACTTTCAGTGGGCTACCTCAGAGCAGGTGTGTGATGTGATTGAACAGTGCTTTCAGCCGCAGTTCCGAGCTGGTTTGAGAGAGAGCGTTCATCGCATGCATTCGATACCTCTACTTGTCGGACCCAGGCGTATGATGGAAGGTATGCATGGCGTATCTTCAGGTTCAAATTGGACCAACTTCATCGAGACGATTTTCGACATAATCCTTGGATATTATGTAGAAATACTAACCAAGGGAGGGGTACGCTTACTCTATGCTATTGGTGACGATATGGCATGGGTAGCAAAGAAATTCCGCGAATCGTTCAAAGCAGAGCTCGACGATATTGGCAAATCGGTTGGGCAGATCATCAAAGCTGAGAAAACCATGGTTGAAGCTGATGAGGTCAAAACACTGCAGCGACTATTCCAACGTGGGTATTTTCAAGAATCTGGGACACTTCTGCGTGGCGTATACTCCACAATACGTGCGTTGAAGAGCAGCGTATACCCAGAACGCTGGCATAATCCTAAGTCGTGGGACAGCGATATGTTCTGTGCTAGACAGTTCATGATACTTGAGAATTGCGTAGACCACCCCTTATTTGACGAATTTGTGCGCTTTGTGTGTGCGGGAAATCGACATCTAATACCGTTCGCAAAGCAAAGTCGCAGTAAGCTGGGAGAAATTCAGGGAAAAGCCAAACTCATTCCCGGACTCATGGTTTCTTATAATCAGGAAAAGAAAACAGAGTCGTTAGCAGACTTCGCAAGCATACGTATTGCAGCCAGTCTCTAAGATGAGGGTATAGAA